TCCACGACGTGTTCCTGCAGGCGCAAACCATTGGTAACTTACATTATCACTGAAAATAATTGTACGTAATGCCATATGACTGGCAGGTACAACAATTGTGTTTCCTTGTAGATCTGAAGATTGACCACTAGGATAGTACACACCTAAGTATTCGCTGGCAGTAGCTAGGCCATCACCGTTTGTGTTATTGCTCCAATTAGTAATATCAATTGCATTAGGAGCTAATCTCATTGGTGTATCACCAACAACAAACGCAGTCTGTGCGCGGTCATTGTTGAGAGCTACCATTTCGTCAATTACCTCTGGATAGCCCGGGCAGGCAATTAGATTAAATTGGAATTGGTCTTCTCTGACTTCTGTGTTAGCGATTATTGCAGCTTGCATTGCTGCTGTAACCATACGACGTTGTGCCTGGCGACCCATATATGGACTACCGTTATCTTTGAGACCGCTAGCAGTCTGCCATGTGTCTTTGATAGTAGGCAATGATCCGCCGGCACCAGGAACTGCTGGTAGGTCAGGGTAAGCATTTGCATTAAACTTGTTGCTAATAAATTGTTTTACATTATAGCCACTACGACGTGTGTTAAACAACAACATTCCACGTGGATACAATTTATAATCAGGTGCGTCTTGATCTAAATAATCACTTGCTAACAAATCAGTTATAGCTGGTAAAGATCCTGTAATAATATCCGTAGTGCCATCAGTATCCCAACGAGCATCTGCAAATACAATACCATTTTGACCAACTTGGTCGGTATTATCAATTAATACCCATGTTGTTCCATCATAACGGTAAATTACTGGATAATTCTCTAAATCTCCACTGTCTAACCATAGATCACCAGCCTCTAATGCAGTTACACCGTCGCTTTGAAACACTGGTTCGCTAGCACTTATAATTACTCCTTCTGGATCGGTATTAGCTAGTGTATAACCTCTAGCATCAGTTTTACCTGTCCAATAAGAACTTCTGTATCCGCGCCATCCGCCGATATCATTTATCATAATGTCTACAGTAGCAGGATCGCTGTAATACCACAATGTTCCATCACTTGGCGCCTCATAAGGCTCGGTGGTACTATAGGTATATGTCAATGATTCCCAGTTAGTTAAAGCCAAAGTTGTACCGTATAGTATGGTACCTGTGGTTGAACTGGTGAATCCTGCGTCAGCAGTAGGTGTTCCGGTATCGTCTGACAAGTAAATGTCACCGCCATAAATGTGTGTAAATGTAATAATATTGTTAGTTACACTAATGTCCAATTCAGGAATATTCTGAGCAAGGACATCACTGACAAAACTTGCAGCAGTGGTGCCGCTCAAGGTAATAGTGTACTCTGTAATGTCGGCTGAACCAATTTCTGTGACCCCGATAACAATTACATCAGCCGCTGTGAAAGGATTAGCGCCTAGTGCGCTACCACTTACAACCGTTTGGCCTGTAACACGACGACGGAAAGGCTTAAATGCGGCTGAATTATCGCGTAAAGGATCCCATGCAATCCACACTGTCCCAGCAACAATACCATTACCGCCAGCGGTTGGGTCTAATCCAAATAATGCATCTTCGGCCTGATTAAAAAATTCCGTGCCCAGAGTTGCAAATGTTTCAGTGGTGGTGCTGTATCTCTTGATTACAATGTTTGCTCCACTACCTGTTGCACCAACTTTCATGAAAACGCTACCATTTGGCCTTGGTACGTTGTCTGTACTTCTCCAACTTGGAATTTCAGCAAAAGTACCAAAAGTTAATTCAGGATTAGCATAAGTTCCGGCAGTAATACCCAACGATGCAAGTGGTGTTCCGTCAACATTTGCAATAGAAATTTTACCATCAGCTGTAGCACCGTCACTTGCTGCTGCATCTGTAGCGTAAAGTTCTAATCTGTTATCAATGTACGCAGCGGTAACCCCAGTGATAGCTGCTGTATTAATTGCGGTAACTACCTGTGCAATACTTCTACTAGATCCAGTATTGCCAATAGTAATAGATGGTGCTCCATTGATTGAAATAGCAGCAGCAGGTGTGCTTGCAGGAATAGCAGTGGTAGCACTTGTTGCAAAGGTCACTGTACCACGTATTGTGGCCCAACTATTTTTCCATGCACTAGTGCCAATTCTTACCCATGTGTTGTTTCTATTTTTGTAAAATAGAATTGCGTTACTGCCTGTTCCAAAAGAAACTGCATAACTTCCGATCTGACCAATGCTAGCATTCGGAACGTAAATCCCGGCACTTAATGTTTGATTAGCCGTACTTGTTACTAGAATAGGCGTTTTCAACGTAAACTCACTATTGATAGCGTCCCACTCATCAATTCCCCATACACTTTCAGTTAAATCCATCCAGTGGGTTCCGTTGGCTACTGTGCCTGTAGGACGTACACTAGTGCCTTCTAATTCGTCTAGATTTACATCGGCCCTAATAGCAAAAATTCTATTTACATTGCCAAGAATGCTATATGCAGTCATTAATCCATATTCATTGCGTTCGTCGCCATGTAGAGGTGTTCCGGCTGCACTTTGTTTAAAGCTAGGATAGCCCATAGAAGCAATCAATTCACGTTGACTACTAAATGTTAATAACTTTCCTGCTCGAGCAGCGGTGGTGTCTGTGGCTGACGTGCCTGATGGATTGGTTTTATCCTGAGCAGTTGCCATAATGATTAGGGGTACTGTTCCTACTGCACCAGGAACATATTGACTTTCGTCAGTAACGGTAATTTCTAAACCTGGAGATACGAGTGCCATGTTTTTATCCTTTAACAAAACATTTTGTAGTATTTATTAAAAGGATATTATTTTAGGCAGATACAAGGTGCCTTTAAAAGGTTTTACCTATAAATATTGTTATGAGTAGACCATTATGCATCAGCTGCCATGGAAATTTGGCAGCAATTAACTACATTTCTAACAATAAAACCTATTATAGAAAAATTTGTGCAAGTTGTGCTAGAAAAGGACGACGCACAAAAGAGTTACCAAGTTGGACTAGAAACGGATATAAGAAAAAATTAACTTGTGAGCGTTGCAATTTTAAAGCCAAAAACGGCAATCAGATTTTTGTTTTTTACCTTGATGGGAATCTAAAAAACAACAATTGGTTGAACCTAAGAAGTGTATGTGCAAATTGCAGAATTGAACTAAATTCTTCAAAAACTACTTGGCGCGAAAGTCTGTTGGTAGCAGACAACTAACTTTGTAGTAAAGTTGTTCAACAGTTCCGTTGTTTTCTACTTCATAGTTAAAAGTTTGCCCTATCCAGGCCCATTCACTGTGATGCACTTGAGGGTATCGTTGTGGCATAAGTTGTCCTACATCTTCTAACAACCACTGTCTATCTTCGTGTGTAGTATTTTCTCTTAGCGCACAATCATACCACTCGGGCAGCGGACCGCGTTTGACCCAAATGCATACTCCCCCGTGTTTTCTTATAGCTTTGATTTCGTTAGGGAATCTCACATCGCTGATCACAATGTTCTCAGTGGTATCGCGTAGTCTGTTTTCTAGGCTAGCTATCCAAATGTCGTTGTGAAATCCGTGGCGACAAACTTCTGTGCCCCACAGTTGCAACATGTAGCGCGGAGTCAGCTTGGGCATGTTTAATCTTTTAGCCCACCAAGGATCCACTTGTTCGCGCCATTCTCTTGCTTCCGGAGTTAGTCCTTCTAGTAGCTCTCGGTCCCATCCAAACACTTGAGCCACTGCGTCCTTAAGGGTTCCAGCAAAGCTATCTCTAACAAAGCCGTGCTTGGCCACTAGGTAGTTTGCTACTGTATCCTTGCCTGATCCTATAAATCCTGTTACGCCTATGATCATAAAAAATGCCCCCTAAGGAGCATTTTAATTTATTTGTTAACTAAAGTCAAACGCCGTATTTGTTCTTTTTAGGTTTAGCCACTGGACTAGTTTTTTGTATGGTAGGTCCTTCTTGGCTTCGTAAATCTCCGTGATTGATATCCTCGTAATCGGCTTCTACTTCCTTATAGGCCAATTTCAGCATTTCTTGTTCTTCTTCAGTGTACGGCGCAGCCAATTTCCACTTACCAATCCACGACTCGTCGTCGGTGGGAGGTATAGTTTTACCGTCTGTTGAAGCAAGTGCTAGTCCTAGTCTATAAAGAGTATAATCGCTGTTCCATTTGTTACCGTCTCTAAATCTATTGAGTCCGCGCATAGCAAATCGCTGCCGTGTTTTTAATTCGCCTTTTTGTTCAACTATAATATCGCGTATTTTCATTATCCAATTACCCAAGTCAATGGCATTGATCCATCAACATAATCTTTTAATTCTTGTTCTAGCTTTTCCATTTCAGCAGCAGCTTCACCTTTTAATGTGGCACCGTTTAACTGTGTGCCGCCTTGTGGTCCAGCAATGCTGGCAAATTTTTCTCTAGCTTCACCTACAATTCGTTTGGCAAAACTATAAGCATACTCTTGCACCCAAGGAAATGCCTGATAATCATTCAAAATCATTGCATCCGGCTTGTAGTTATACAGATGCAACAGCACATCTTCGAACCCATTGGGATCAGCATTGACTCCAACATATGGTATTTTGCGGATCAGTGTAAGTTTTTTGGTGACTTTGTTGAATGTAAAGTTCAGGTAACCACCAAACATACGCATGGCTAGTTTTTGGTAATCTACAAACAATTCATAGTTAAGCAGTCCACCTACTCGACCTGCTACCAACATGTAAGTGTTTAGATACCCTGATGCAAATGGTTCAAATTGGCTGGCTGTGGTGCCCGAAACAGATCCAATACCTCTACGATATGCTGCACGAACATCCATTACAATACTAGGGAGAATAATTTCTTGCGTTTCTGGAAAAAGCTTCAGAAACGCATAACTTTCTTCTTGGCTATTAGCAGCTCGCTGACGATATTTAATTAATGCTTGATTTATCGCCATTTCATAATGCTCTTTATCAAGCTCTACATCCACTATGCCATCGCCCAGGCGCATGCGAATGTAGTCAGTAATTTCAGCTCGCTTTTTATTGAACGACACAAGCCATTCTGCGCCTTCATCAAACTCAATATGCCCAGATCCTGACCCTGTGGCCGGATCGTATAGGCTGTCAGATTTTAGAACACCGTTAGAGTGAAAGTAGGTAGTATCCGCTACTACATTGCCAGTAAAAGGGTTAGACATCCATGTTCCTAAAGTACAAAGTATTTATTGTACTTTAAGAAGAACAGTATCCGAATTCAAGCGTCCATTACCCTGTGTTTCTGTAGCTTTGATATCTTCTAAGAATTTGCGTAGTTGGATTTTGCCTGCTTTTGCAAACTCTTTAAGTTTTTCTTCTGGCTTTCTAAGTGTTTTACCAACACTTGTAGACTCGTTGTATCCTGTGAGCGAAGTACCTTTTACACTTAATGGTCCTGTTACACTGTCGGCCACATACTTGTAAAGCTTACGAGTTTTTGTATTGTAACACCATAGTTCTTGTGCTCCAATGATGTCCACAGGATTGATAGATACCAACTTCAGTGTCTTTTCTTCCCGCATATATTTGAGCTTGCTGACAACTTTTTCTTTGTTGGGTGCTCGTTTGATTCGTGCTTTTTTGGTAGCTTTCTTTACATTACGATATTGATCCAGTGCATCCAGTATGCTTTGTATAAATGCATGATGCCGTTTGTAATCAGCTGCTTTGTAATGACGGTATGCTTCTACTATTTGCTCATCCGCTCGGCCAAGTGCTTCGCCTAGCTCAGTTTTACGAGCCATAAACAGGTCTTCAAACTTTTTAATTTGACTCTGTGGCACTGTGTTAGCTACAAGATACTCGTAGGCTCGAGGATCTACGGTTTTACCTAAAATAACCTCATCATACAGGCCTTCAAAGTGTGCCAGGTGCTCGCTGGTTTTTTCGTTGAGGCGATCTTGGATCGTTTTAACGGCACCAGGGGCTACAATTTTTTGTTCTGTAGCGGGTTCGTCTGGGATGTCACTGTTGATAATTTCATAGATGCGATCTTTGACATAGCCTAGTTCTTTTTCACGCAAAGGCATGCCCTGCTTGTGTGCCTTGATAAGACTGCAAACTGTAATAGGCAATAGCCGGTCACTGCTGCGAATAAACCGGCTAACTTCGTTTTTGCCGTAATGATCCTTCATCCAATCCGCAACATATTTTTTTAAATCTTTGGCGCTGTAAAAATAGTTGTAATATGTAAAGGACTTGCGTAAATGGTGATCAAACTCTTCTTGCGTCATTGCAAGGGCTCGCTCTGTATCCCACACTGGCTCTCTACCAGTGTGCTTCTCATCAGCAAATAGTGGGTCACGCTTTTTGGGCGCGGTTTTTTTGGGTGCTTTTATGCTTTGTGCAAGTGCCATAGCAGACTCCTTGAGTTGTACAAAATATAATTATACTATTCTTTTGGTTTTTCGTCAAGTAAGGTTCCGAACATTAGCCAACCTTGCAAATCTTGCAACTCTTGTTGCACTTTTGTTAACTGCTCGTCGTAGTGTACAGAGTGCCCGTGTCTACGCCTATCCACATCCAGTTTACTTAATTGACCAACACTGGCTTCTAAATTTTTATACATTCTCTCCAGCTGTCGTTTGTTAACTATATTATGCATGGCCCATAAATTGCGCCTGATTTGCTGATCTATTGCGGGCCAATCTGATAGAGAATTAAAATCACTCATAACATAGTATATAGCTAAACCTAATTTGTGTCAATTTTGGTGTCCGCTAAATACTAGATAACAGGATCAAATTGTGCCAAGATTATCACTTTGGAAAGACGGAGCTCACACCAACGATTACAAGTATATGGATCGCAGAATTAGCGAAATGTTCACTGTGGGCGGCACTGGTATATTAGTACAC